CGCTGATGCGACGGCAGGCGGAGGCGATGGCCCAAGCCATCTGACGATATTCCCCGCGAGGGGATGACGGGCGGGCCATTCGGGTCAGCCCGATGCGGGCGCACGCCCATCCACGATGAAAAGGACACCCACCATGAACCTTGCGGTTCTGAAGGCTGAGGCGCGTGCGACCGCTGAAAAGCGGCAGGCGCGTCTCCAGAAGGCGATCGACGAAAATCGCGACATGACCGCCGAGGAGGAGGCGGAGGAGGCCAAAGACAAGGCGTCGGCCGATCGTCTGCAAAAGCAGATCGCCCGCGCCGAAGAACTGATGGCCTCGTCTTCCGCGATCGGCCTTACGGCCACCGGCGAGCAGAACGGTCAGCAGCAGGAAGGGCAGCGCGAGCAGAGCGGCAATCGCTCGCGGGTCACGTTCGCGGCAACCCCGGACAACGCCGGTTTCCGCAACCTCGCCGAGTTCGCCCAGGCGGTTCGCTGCGCCAACCCGGCGGCCGGTCAGAACTTCCGTGTCGACGATCGTCTCGCCGCCCCCGGCAACGTCCACATGGAACAGGGCGACGCGGCGGGCAGCTACCTCGTCCCCGCCGAGTTCCGGCAGAACATCATCAACCTGGTCTTCGACGACGGCAACGATCCGATCATGGATCTGATCGATCCCGATCCGACCGCCTCCAACCGCGTGGTCGGCCTCGGCGACGAGACCACCCCGTGGGGCAACAGCGGCATCGTCGCAGCGTGGCGCTCGGAAGGCGAGCAGATGCTCCCGAGCCGCATGGCGCTCACCCCGCGCGAAACCAAGCTCAACGAGCTGTACGCCTTCGTGCTCGCCACCGAGGAGCTGCTGGAGGACGCGCCGCGCGTCGCCACCCTGCTCACCAGCCATGCCGCCTCGGCAATCCGCTGGAAGGCGGCCGATGCCTTCATGTACGGCGACGGCATCGAGAAGCCGCTCGGCTGGATGAACTCGCCGGCCACGATCGCGGTGGCCAAGGACGCGGGCCAGCAGGCGATGACGATCACGCCGTCGAACATCGCACGCATGTGGGCGCGGATGATCATGCCCAGTCAGGCAAGCTGGCTGGTCAACAGCGATGTCATGCCGACGCTGATGGGCCTCAAGAACGACGCCAATCAGCCGGTGTGGTTCCCGAACTATCAGGAAGCGCCCGGCGGTACGCTGCTCGGCCGCCCCGTCGTCTTCAACGAGCATTCGCGCTCGGTCGGTCAGTACGGCGACATCCAGTTCGTCAATCCGAACGGCTACGAGGCGTTCCGCAAGCAGAACGGCGTCAGCTTCGCCGACTCGATCCACCTCTACTTCGATTACAACATCCGCGCCTTCCGGTGGGTGTTCCGCATCGGTGGCCAGCCGGTGCTGTCGAAGCCGGTGCAGCCCGCCAACGGCGGCAGCAGCAAGTCGCACTTCGTCGCGCTCGCCGAGCGCGCCTGATCCCTCACGAACCGGACCCGCGCTCGATCGCGCGGGACCGGGCGGGCTGACCGTCCGGTAGCACAGGAGACTTCAACATGCAGGGCAACCTGGACCCCTCCTCGCGTACCGCCATCGCCGGCGTCATCCCGGCGCAGCAGGCGAACGTGGGGACCGTCACCTCGGGGTGGGTGGACATGCGCAACTTCTTCGCGCTGCTCGCCGCCTTGAACATCGGCGTTATCGGCGCGGCCGGCACGATCGACGTCAAGATCGAGCAGGCGACGGACAATGCCGGTGTCGGCGTCAAGCCGGTCGGTAACCTCGCCACGGCGCAGATCGTGAAGGCGGGCGGCGACAACCGTCAGGCCGCGATCAACGTCCGTCAGGAGGACCTCGACAAGAACAACGGCTTCCGTTTCGTCCGGCTGTCCGTGACGGTCGGCGGAGCCGCCTCGTTCCTGTCCGCCATGCTGGTCGGCTTCGATGCGCGCTACGGCGCCGGCGCTGCCAACCAGATCAACACCGTCACTCAGACGGTCAGCTGAGGAGGCTGCAATGATCGAGTTCCTTCAGGACTATACGACCAAGGCGCTGCCGCCCGAGGTCTTCACCGATGGTCAGCAGGTCGAGCGCTCGCCCGAAAGCGAGCTGTATTTCGTCCGTCTCGGCGTCGCCGGCTATCTCGTCGACGGCAAGCTTGTCGGCGAAGACTATCAGCCGATCGAGCGCAAGACGGTGGCCGTCATCGTCACCACCGATCGCCGGTTCGGCGGTGGCCGGGCGGGTGAGGTCATCGGCCTCGACGCACCCCAGCGGGCGAGCACTGGTCCGGGCAACGATGTTGTGTTTTCGGGACAGCCCGACAGCACCACGCTCGATCCGGTTGAGATCGAGCAGCTGCGTTCCGATCTCGCCGCCTCGATCGAACAGCTCGACGATCATCGGACGTCGACGACGACGCAGATCGAAGAACTGACCGCGAATCTCACGGCAGCTCAGGGCGCGCGCGAGGCGGCACTTGCTGATCTCGCTACCGCTCAAGCCGACCGCGACGCGGCGGTGCGTGATCGTGACGAAGCGGTTGCGGCACAGACCTCGGCTGAGGCGCGCGCTGAGAAGGCGGTCAATGACTATGACGATCTGCGTCATTCGACCGACGCGGACACCGCTCGTATCGCCGAGCTCGAAAAGCAGCTCACCGCGGCCACCAAGCCGAAGACGGCGAAGTAAGCGAGGGGCGGGGCGACATGGCCATGAAGTTGAAGGCTGTCGCCCCGCTCGACGCGGAGGCGGCGCTGCCGAGCAAGCTGCTGATGCAGCATCTGAAAGAGCCCGAGGGCGAAGACCTGATCGTCGCCTCGGCGCGCATGGGCGCGCTCGGCTGGCTCGAAAAGCGCGTCGGCATCTCGCTCACCCGGCGGGCATGGCGGGCGACCTATACGGGGCTCGTCCCCAATGAGCACACGATTCGGTTGCCGATGGGGCCTGCGTCGGTCGACAGCGTCTCCTATGCCGCTGCGGGCGGCTCCGCCGAAGTTTGGCCATCGACCAGCTACACTTTCGACGGCATCGATTTGCGTCCGGCGACGGGGCTCTCGTGGTTCGCGGCATTCGCCGACATGTCCGTTACGATCGAATATCAGGCGGGCTATCTTGATCTCGGTGCCGAAGAACCGGCATTGCAGACCGCGGCGCTGCTCCTGGCCGGTCATTTCTACCGCAACCGCGAGGAGAACACCGCGGCGGTGCTGGCGAGCATGCCGTTCGGCGTCGAGATGTTGATCGGTGATATCCGCACGCCGGTGATGGCCTGATGGGCGGGCTGGCAGCCGGATCGCTCGATCGACGCATCAGGATCGAGCGACCTGTCGCCGATACGGCACTCGATGGCGCCGGTTCGGGGGAATGGGCGCTGGTCGCCGAAGTATGGGCGAGCGTGCAGGATGCGCTGCCGAGCCGCGGCGAACGCCTCGCCGAGGGGATCAATGTCGCATCGCGGCCAGCGCGAGTGCGAATGCGCTTCCGCACCGACGTGACCGCCGCGATGCGGTTCGTGATGGGTGGGCGCGTAATGGTGATCATCGCAGGCCCGGCAGAGATCGGCTGGAAGGACGGCCTCGAGTTCATGGTCGAGGATTATTCCTCGGCCGGCAACGCCGCCTGATGTCCGGCGTGCGCGGCCGCGCCGAGGTGTCGCGCTACCTGCGCGATCTGCCAGCCGACCTTGCCAAGGTGCTGCGCGGTTCGGCGCGCGCCGGGGGGGCAGTGATCGCCGACGAGGCGAAGCTACGGTGCCGTTCCAACTTCGTCAGCGAGAACATCGTCGCGAACAGCCGTATTGAGGCCGACCATGCCCGCGTGACCGTCACGGTGAAGCCCGGCTTTGCCCGCTCGATGGCGATCTGGATGGAATACGGCACCTCGCCGCACTTCATCACCGTCGACGATCAGGTGCGGCAGGGCCGGACAGCCCGGCGGATCAACCGCAATGGCGATGCAGCCTTCAAGGCGACCCTCGTCATCAACGGCAAGCCCGTCGGATCGACCGTCTACCACCCCGGCGCGCAGCCGTTCCCGTTCCTGCGGCCGGCGCGCGACGCGAAGGCGGGCGAGGCGGTCGCAGCGGC